CCCATTACAAATAATCCACTTTACAAATTAGGAAAAATAATCTTAGTATATTAAAATATGCTAACATCTCCAACGCTTTCTCGCTTGTCTTAATCTTGAATTCGGATCTTTAGCAGCTTTAGGGAATTTCTTCATTTGTCCAGCAGACCTGGCGCAAAATGACTTCCTTCTATTAGCGTCCTTACTACCTTTCTTGACCGCCCCAGTCACTGCTGTTTTTAATTTGCTGCCTGGGTTCTTGCTGCGATAAGAAGCGACCCCAGCCTTTGTCATGCCTGCACCCTTTTTGGTAGGGCGGAAGTTTTTCTTGTTGCGCTTTGGCATATTGTCAGGCTTCCGTGCCTCACCGCCGTTTTTAAATTCTTCTGCAAATCTTCTGAACATCAGCTATACCTTGTCTTCTTTCTGCGATCTGGCATTACTGCACCACATCCTCGATGATTTCTTTTTGTAATTAATCCACCGTCTTTTGCCGTTCTATGCGCTGCTGTTTTTTCTGCAATTCGCTTTGGCTGTGGTGAAAATTGCTTACCGGACTTAGTGTCTTTTCGTTTTTGGGCTGTTGTAGCAGAGTACTCCTTGCTTGATAGAGCTTCTCTAGCCGCCTTCGGGAGATACCTTTCACCTGTTGCTTCACTCCCTTGAGTTGAATTTTTACCGGACTTAGTACCCCAGTCCTCTTTAGCCCACTTGGAAAGCTTGTTCGTTTTTTTCTTCTTTCCTGAGTAAGTGCCGCCCATCTTCTTATACTTTTTTACGGCAAGTTGCATGGCACGAGCGGAATGCTTGCCACCCATTTGAGCCTTTGCTTGAGATTTTGCCTTAGCCCACTTTTCAGGATCTCTCTTAACTGCTGTATCACCCATGTACGTTTACCACTATGGCCCCTTTATTTATTATCTGCACCACACCCACTTCGCCAGTAGCTTCCAAAGGGTTGGTGGTGTAAGGAAGCTCTTGAGAAATACTAACCCATTTATCTCCATCATATACTTGAAGGATCTCAATAGACGTATTCCAGATTATATCCCCCGCATTAAACTTTAAAGAATCTCTTTTAGTCCTAGTAAATTGAGGGGTGGCATCTGGATTAAAGGAATCTAGACTTATTTCTAAAAGCCTTACTGTTCGGTTAAATGTAACGCTATCTACTGAGTTTGAATTCCCAGTAACAAATGGCAGTCTGCCCTGGAGTAATTTACTCATCTCTTGCCGTTTGGTCGCAATTCTAATCTAGTAGCACCAAGCCTAAACCCCACTCCTATTCTAACTTCAGAACTAGCATCGTCATCTGACTCGAACCTAAGCACGGCTTGCCTTGCTCTAGCTCTCATGTCTATTTTAGTGGTAGTTGCCGTGAAGCTTGTGGTTTGATCTGTGCTTAAAGTATCCCCTGGATAGTTTCTTTCCTTTAAAACCACATTGATTTGTTGTCCACTACCGCCATCTCCAGTGAATTTAACATCTGGGATCATGCGCTTAATGAACTGAAACTCTTCTCCGTCCCCAATATCAAAGTCAGCAGACTCTACATAAACATTATCCATCGGGCTTCCATCATCATCGTTCCCTGTTTCATGTTGATATAAATAATCAACAGAACTCGATTTGCCTGCCGCTCTAGGGAAAGACTCAATGCCTTCATCAAGCCACGCTGTACGAGATAACTGACCAATACTCCAGGTCTGATCAACATAGTTATAAACAACATAACGATCTATGGTTGTTGAATCAGATGAACAATAGAACCAACCGCTCTCATTAAATTGTTTATTTAAAAAACCAAAGAATTGGTAGGCTTGGCCTTCGTTTAAATCATCAAACACATAGGAATGAACACTACATGGCAATGGACTTACAGACCCTGAATAACTATAAAATCCTTTCTTGTCCATCCAGAACACACCGGAAGGAGTATTAATTGCAGCGTTAGGTCCAATCAAACTTACGCCTTCGTTAATTAAATTAAGACCAAAGGTCAATGGAGGACCGATAAACTGTAAGCTATATAAAGCAACGTCAGTCCATATCAATGTTTCTTGCCTAGCTCTTAATCCACTAATTATCTCTGACCCAGCAGAGCATCTTAAAGATCCAGCGGTATTTGTTGCTGTCGGTTCCCATTCAGCAATATTTTCTTGATCTGAAAAAGCAACCAACAACGGATCAATCGATCCTGATCGAGCCCCGCTAACAATAGGATCTGCGCCCAAGACAATAACGTGACGATCTACATCAGACACAAGGACTTGAAGGCCCTTAGTCGGAGCAAGGTTGGCACCAGAGACTGCGGTTAAAGCAACAGCCCTATCTGTACCTAATGTTTTTGCACTAGTATCCCAGTAATAAACACTTCCTGCTCTAGGACAAGCAATTAAATCTTCTCCAAAACTGTCCATAGACCACAGTCTTAATTGGTTTAAATCACTTAATGCGCTACTAGAGCCGAAGGTACCTTGACCCCAGGTTCCAGAGCCCCAACCAGTGCCGTCTACAAACACATCTAGCCCAGAATTAATCTGATAGGCCGCAACAATAGAGCCTCCACCATTGCCCGAGTCACTGGCATTAGCGGTGATTGTATCGCCCGAAGTGTCTTTGGCAGTTATCGTGTAAGTATTTGCGGTAGGAACGGAATCAATTTCATATTCTTGATTAAGAGCCGCAGCGATAACAACACCGCCAAGGCTTGCTGCTCCACTAAAAGTAACAAAATCACCNGTTGTAGCNCCNTGNGCAGCNTCAGTTATGGTNAGCGTACTTGATCCATCGGTTGCAGCAAACACCGCATCACCAGCAGANGTGGTGGATCGAATAGGAGTTATGTCATTAAAGTCATCTCCCTCTTGTATGTATAGTTTTGTTCTAGTTCCTAATCCAAGAAGTTTGGTGCCCGATAAATTAACCCAACCAAGAAGTTTTCGGCCTGTACCGTCATAGGATTCAGTAATGGATTTTTGCCACCCACCTATTTTTTCTGGGAACCCTTGACGAAAACGCATTAAGTTACCGTCAAACCACCCACCTTCAGCAGTATAGTCCGTGCCTTCTTTGTTAATTCCAGGGTTAAATAGAAACTTCTGAAGAGCCATTAGGGGTATTCTCCCGTTCTAATCATTTCAGTTACTTCGGGGGCACGGCTTTTAACTTGTTCCGCCCACCGGCTGTTCATAAATTCATCTGCGGCTTCATCAAAGTTTTCTTCTTCCATCGCAGCAAGAGCATTTTTAAATCCCCTTAATCGTGTTTGGCCTAGATTAAAGGATATGTCTATCATGGCATCTTGCCTTGTTTTGTTAAGCGCACCAAACCAAAAATATTCGTCATTCAGTTCGTCTCTTACGCGCTTAATATCGTTGTTTAGAAGATAGTCTACTTCATCATCAGAAAGTCCAAGCCCCGAGGCACTGATGTTTCGGCCTACGCCTATTGTTTCATAACCTTCACTACATACATAAACTGCGCTACGAACACCTTCATGCCGTCTAAGCATCTCTGTTAACTCATTACTCATCAGCTTTAGGCTCCTCTTTATCTAGCTCTCTATAGTATTTTAAAATACTAAGTACTTGTCTTAAATACCTTTTTACTTCCGCCATGTTATTGCTAAGATTTTCATACCCCTTTGTGGTTAAAGAATACCACACATTAGTTGGGGCATTACCTTCCTCAAGATCGGCAAGATACTCTTCCATTAATTGTGGATTAAGCACAGTCCACTTAACTGGATATCCCTCAATGGCGTTTGGAAGCGGGGGGTGATACACGGGGGCTTTCTTTTCAATAGTAACAACCTCTATTGGGTTAACCGTAGGTATGCTTTTACCCCCAAAAACAGAACAACCACTAACCAGAAGAAGTAAGACTAGGAGGGCCATCTTTATTAAATTGGTTTGGGTCGGTAATAGTTTTAAGGTCATTTAGCACATCTCCCGTACCACGGTTTATAATTTTCTCAATGAGCTTTGGCTTGCGAATTGAAAGAATATTTAGGTCATGTCTAGCAAAACTTCTTTTAATGTTGATTACTTCGTTTTGTGCGGCCATGTTTTCTTTTGACAGCCGTTCAATTTGTTCAACCATTAACCCATGGTTAGCTAAGGTTCGTTGAAGGTCTTCGTTTTGTGACTCAATGGTCCCTTCAAGAACCTTTTGATTTTGTATGGATTGTTCTAATTGAAGATAGAACGCTTCTCTTTCTGCCTCTACCTTGTCGTGATAAAGCTTAAAGGCACCTAACGTAAGTGCTAAAGCCAACCCCAAACCTGCACTAATTTGCCACATATTTACGCCAATAAACTAATTGTTTGAGTCGATCCCGTAATTTGAATCTCAACCTTTCCATTCTTTGAGATATAAAGAGTTGGGCTAACAGTCTTGATCAATTCCTTAACAGGCTCTCCCTCTGCCGCACTACGCAATCTTTCGTACTTCTGAACGGCCACTTGTTTCCAAGTTGTTTGAGTCACAGGTGGTATCGAATGTGTTTCCATCCTTACGCTCCAAAGGCCAAAATAATCATAGTTATCACTATACCAGCAACCAGCAGCCCCACCACGCCAACGATAGT